CCTGCATCGAGACCGATGACGACGCGGACCTTGGTCCGCTGTGGCTGCGCGAGTGCGGTCACTGGAACTACGACGACACCGACGAGGTGGAGCGATGAGGACAAGGGCAGAGGCCGCAGCGCAGCGCATTCGCGCTGCCATCCAGGAAGAGCGTGACAACGGCGTGAACGTCACGCTGGACTGGGATGAGGATGAGGGTGGGGTGCACGTCAGCCTCATCACCTCGGTGCACCAACGCGGCGAGGATGGCCTCATGAGGGTCGTGGACGGGCCGTTCTTTGCGGAAGGGTACTGATGAACGACGAAGGTCAGGCCGACCGGGACTACTGGAACGAGAAGTGCGACGAAGAGCCGTCGTGTGATGAGCACGGCGAGGATGAGATGTACTACAGCCACACCGAGGCCGAGCACTACTGCCTGGCCTGTCAGCGAGAAGACGAGATCGTGAGGACGTACAAATATGGCTGAGACCTATAAGCTGGAGCTGCACGCCAGCGGACCGTACGTGGGCTGCGAGTCCACCGAGGTGGTAGACCTGAGCGGCTACGGCTACACCGACGAAGACTGGGATTCGTTCACCGACCTCGAACGGAACGATCTCCTTCGGGAATGGGGCGAGGACTACTTCTGGAACGAAGGCTACGAGTTCAACGCGGAGGTCAAGTCTGATGTCTGAGATCGAGATCACCCTTCCGACCGTCCAGTACGGCAACGTCAAGGTTCGGGCTACGCCCGAAGAGCTGGGACTCCACGGCATCGATGACGCATACGAGCTGGGCGCGGCGACCGCTGTCTACCTGAACCTGTTCACTCAGGGCTACAAGGTAGGCTCGGCGATGGACGTAACGGCCCCTCTCTCGGCCTCGCAGAGCGAGCCGGAGCAATCCTCCCAGGATGAGGAGATCGCCCACGAGAAGGCCGTACAGGCCCTCTCTGAGGGCCTTGGCGGGGTGACTGAGCTGCCTGAGCACGAGATCGGCGACAAGGTCACCGTGGGCGGTATCGAGTTCACCAAGCACAGCGAGACCCCGTGGGCCGAGGACGGTCCGGACATCCCGCCCACCTCGGCCCCCTGGTCCGACGTCACGGCGGTTGCCCCGAAGAAGAAGCCGTGGGAGACTGACGTCACCGCTCCGGCGGTGCTGGACGCAGCCTGGTGAAGGGCTGGTGCCCCGAGTGCGGATGTAGCACCAGCCTGATTCACCTGGACGGGCGGGGCTCGGTTGCTGTGTGCGACGATCCGGACTGCGCCTACGAAGTGCACGACGAGTGGTAACATGAACTGCACGGCGTGCGGGTGCGAGATGACCGGTCCACTCATGTTCGGCGAGTACGTCTGCCATTGTGGGTGGATCACATGGAAGCAAGAAGAACCAACAACACAAGGAGACACAAGTGGCTACACTCGATGACCTGTTCGGCGGCGGCAAGGACTTCGGCCCGAAGTTCATCAACCTGAAGACTGCTGGTGAGTTCATCAAGGGGGTTGTCACCAAGATCGACACGGAGGCAACCGTCTCGGACTGGGACAGCGCCAACAACAAGCCCGGTCTCCAGAAGTTCTGGGTGGACGGCAAGCCCAAGGGTGTGCCGAAGGACGAGGCTGAGCGTGCTGGCCTTCGCCCGGTCCATCAGATCGAGATCCACCTCACCGGCGTCGTCGGCCAGTGGGAAGGCAAGGCCGACGACATCACCGACGCGCGGGTCACCGCGACCGGTTCGGCCAACGAGCGGGAAGTCTTCAAGGCTGCGGTCGCCGAGGCTGGCAGCATCGATGAGGGTGACACCTTCGGCAAGAAGCTGGACAAGCGCGTCGGCAACAAGAAGGACCACAGCATGAAGATCGTCAAGGCGTAAGTCTTGACCGGGGCCAGCCTGATCCTGAGGAAACTCCTCAGACACCTAGCGGTGACGGCTGGCTGGCCCCTTCGGGGTGCGTAGCTCATTGGAGAGCGCTGGATATGTGCCAGAAGCTACGCGGGTTCGAATCCCGTCGCATCCACGTGACAAACAAGAAGCTCAGTCCCGAACAGAAGAAGGATGTCGACGACAAGGCGGACGCCTTCGGGCGGACGCTCGGATCTACGAAACCGGTGAAGAAGTAATGGAGGTCCGGTCGTTCTTCGAGAACAGTCCGATGGCGGAGATCACGGTGTCGGGTAGCCCGGAAGAATGGAGAAGCATCATCAACGACATCATCGAAGCTGACCCCGAGTACGCCAGCCCGGCAGCCGTGGAGCTGTTTGTGGCCCTCGACAAGATGGGGCTTGTGTGAAAACCTTGGCCAGGCAGGTCAAGCGGGGGGTGAGCGCAGGTGAACCCCTGCCCTCCCCTTGGCCGGTCTTCGAAGAGAACAAGATGTCGTTCCGGCGTGGCTCTATCAGCATGATCGCCGGTCCTCCCGGCTCCATGAAGACGGTCCTCGCGCTGAACGTTGTCAATCAGATGGGCACCCAGGTGCCCACGCTGTACCACTCCAGCGACAGTGATGACTTCACGATGGCATCACGTACGCTCTCGATGCTGACCGGAACACCGACCGACGAGACCGAGCTATGGGTGATGGGCCAGAAGGCCCTGGCCTACGAGACGCTCAAGGACATGGATCACATCCGCTGGAGCTTCCGCTCCAGCCCTACGCTGGAGCACATGTGGCGGGAAGCGGAAGCCTTCCGTGAGCTGAACGGCGAGTACCCTCACCACACGGTGATCGACATCATGATGGACATCGACTACGAAGGGGCAGGAGAACAGAACTACTGGGCACTGATGGCCGAGCTTAAGGATCTGGCACGTGAGCAAGAGACTGCGGTCACGATCGTGCATCATACTAGTGAGTCGGCGAAGGGCGGTTCGCCTCCGCCGCGCTCCGCAATCATGGGGAAGGCTAATCAGCTACCGACCCTTATTCTCACTCTTTGGGGTGACGCTTATGCTGGAACGCTGGACGTGGCTACCGTGAAGAACAGGTTCGGTCCTCAAGATCCGATGGGGAACAAGTACCTGACGATGGCCGCGAACCCTGCGGTCTGCTTGATCGAGGAGAAGGAGCCGGACTCTCCCCCGCTATTCAGGGACGGCGTAAGCACGCCGGACAACCAGAAGATCAACGTATGGGAAGAGGACTGATGGACAACTACATCGTACTCAAGGGTGTGCGGTACGAGATCGAGGAATCCACCTGGGTGGACTGGGACGACGATGCCACATTGGTTCACGTGTGGTACTCCGACCCCGCCAAGAGTGAGGGTGAGGACTGATGGCAGACGACATGCCCGTTACGCACGTGAGTGTGCGCATCAAGGACTACGAAGAGCTGGTGGCTGACTCTCTGTTCCTTCAGAACCTGCGTGACGCAGGTGTCGACAACTGGGACGGCTACCACTACGGCTGGACTGGCTACGATGAGGATGAAGACTGATGGGCTGTAGCAACGGGGCGCCGCACGCGCCCCACGTCTGGATCGACGAGCTTCGTCGTACATGGGCATGTGGAGGCGTGAGCTGATGAGCCGCTGTCCGGTGTGCAACTATCCGAAGTCCAAGTGCTGGTGCCCAAGCCATGGCTGAGTACCCGTGCCCCGAGTGCAACGGCTGCGGTCAGGTCGTGACGCCTATGGTCACGGAGGCCGACGACGGAACCATCGAGGTCATGCAAGTAGCGCACATGTGTGCAGGATGCGGAGGCAAGCGAGTTGTCAACCGCTAAGCGAGCCTGCAAGGACTGCCGGTCGACGAGTCGGGCGCTCAAGGCGCCCGGTCCTCGTTGCGCCACCTGCCTGAGAGCCCTCAAGAAGGCACAGAAACGGGCCTCTCACGGCCGATGGATACTCAAGACCTACGGACTTACTCTGGAGCAGTACGAGGCTCTCTACGAGGCGCAGGGCGGCGTGTGCTACATCTGCCGCAGAGCCACTGGTGTGACGAAGAAGCTCGCCGTAGATCATGATCATCGTTCCGGATTCGTGAGGGGTTTGTGCTGCGGAATTTGTAACTCCTGGC